AATACCATGTACATGTTTCCAGCAGAGATCGCCTATTCCGACCATACTACGCATACCGGCACTCGTAACGGGCCTTTGAGGAGCAGGCAAAATAACGGTGGTTCGACTCCGCCGGCGGGTGTAAGATCAAAACCATGGCAGAATTACCTACCGATATATCTGTAACTACAAAGCAACCCATCGAAGTAATTGTAGCTGAGATGGGGAGAGATCTCAAGTACATCATCAAAAGTATCGATGAACTCAAGGTTCATCAATCAAAGCAAGATGATATCATCAACGATCTCAAGGCAAACTGCAACCGTGAAGAGCGATGGGAAAATACCAACGATTCGGTTGATGATCATGAGGTCAGACTTACAAGGATAGAGCGGGGAAAATGCCCGAAACTTGCAGTGCTTGACAATCACGAAGAACGAATAGCAACGCTCGAATCAACACATCAGCAGGACACAGGGGCACAAGCCGCAACAAGATCAACGCTTGAATATGCTCTCGCGGGTGTTACCGTGTTTGAATTTATGATCATTATCGTGCAGTTTTTCAAGGTGGCATAATGAAAGGGTATTTCGAGAAAGGCCGCTGGATAGAACCAAGTCAGGCGATCCCGAACGAACATCTCTCATTGAACGTCAAAGTGAATGTGGACCGGGAAGAGTTGGATAGGGCCACTGAAGACATCACCAGGATAATAGACTGGGTTCAGTTATCTCACAAAGAGTATGCTGCCTTACGATATTACCGCTCGATGACTCTTTGGGGTCGACTAAAGTTCTGCATTCATCCAGGTTCAATGCGGAGATGATGGATCAATGGGGAAGGTATCGACCAGAGACCGGCCCGGATTGGATTATGGCACTGTCAGGTAAACCTTGCAAGATCATTACAACAAATGACGACCGGGCAACCATCAGGATCTTTAACACCGCATGGGGGATTCAGGGAGGGCTGATCATGAACTGTCCAAAGGAACACGTTGAGGTAGTCGGTACAATCGAATGAGGAGACAACTCCCCAGTATCAAAAATCCGCATTACCCTTTAGCATATCGTATCTTTTTATCACTTTCATCTCCACGACAAGCGTGGAAAGCGTCTGACTTATCATTCAAACTGGAAAACCATTTAATAACCTGTTTAATCAGTAACGGGTTCATTGTCAGCCGTGGTAAATCTGGGGGTAAAGGCGGAACTCCCGCGAATGTGTGGGCGTTTGAACCGCTGGTATTAGAGCAACTCGTTTTTATTGAGCAGAGACAAAAATGCACACATCTCAAGAAAGAGGATTCGCTTTTTGGCGATGTTTGGTGTAAGCGCCTTCAACACAAGATGTCTTTATCAGGGTGCAAAGAGTGTGCAAAGTTCAAGGAAACTCATCCAAATAAAGACTTTTTTCCACAGTCACACCTGCAGCGGTGGGGTCTCTCCCTACCCTTCTTATAGACTACTTCATACACCAAGCAGGTATGGATGAGACTACTGAAACTATCATCAACTCAATAGTCATGCAGGAGAATCAAATACTCGCCATGAGAAGGGAACTTAACGGAATTCATGCATCGATAACCAATGTTGAGCAAAGAGTTGATAGTAGTAGGTTGGTGATGATTATGGTGGGGTTTCTGTTCGTCGTAGTTGCATTGTGGTTATGGTTGTTTAAATGAGCCAGAACAAAGACGAGTAATTATTTTTTGATTTTGAAGAAATCTTCAGATTTGTGTGAATTGAATTTCGGCTCATAATATTCGTTTTTCATTTTATCAATAAACACTCCTTTAAATTTAAATTCATTTTTTATGGAGTATTTCTTCATACACAACAGCCTTAAAATCGTTGTATTGTCCATCCAAAGTGATTTCGCATCGCCAGGGTTTAAAATTGCAGGCAATTTGGGATTATTTACGTGCATATACATCGGGTCATTTTTATCAGGATCATCTTCAAAATCGATGAATACTCCATCATCTGTAATTATCCCTGCGACATTCAAATAAATTGTTTTCCCACCAGTATTAGTTATTTTTACACCTGTTTCGAGACTCCCATATTTTAATTCAGATAATATCGTTTCAACTTTAGTATCTACACGATTATCATAATTAGATATGCTAAATTGAATAATTGTGAAAAATATCAAGAATGCAGACATTCCCGCGACCGGATTCATTAAAAAAAATCCTACTATTAAACCCGCATCAAGTGAAATGCAGATAGATAAAATAATTCGGTGTTGATACTTCATAGGTTGTATTTATCCCCGCCCTTTAAATCTCTCACTTTTCTTACTTACTGATCACAGGGGCATTGCTTCTGCAAAATACCATACCATACTCGATAAAATACAATGATCTGGTACAATCCGGTACATGACAATGGCCATCAATAAAGTCGTTAAATTTCATTTAGAAGAACAAGCGTATACTTTGAGGCAGTCAGGTAAATCGTTCCGTGACATTGCAGACATATTATCCGGTACATCCGGTACACGAATAACCCATCAATCAGTAGACCGATTCTTCCAAGAACATACCAACCTACGTGACGAAATAATACAGGATATCATAGAACGCAACGATACATTAATAGCAACTTCAATATCTCAATCGCTCGACATTACCGCTTTTCGGATCCGGGTAACTCATTCTCTTGTCGGTCTTCTTGATGCAAAATTGAAAGAAGAAGGTTATAAGGACGGGAAAGAGATCGCGGCAATAGCCAAAGAGATCCGGGAAGGGTTAAACGACATGGATCAGACTATCTCGCCATTGCTCCCATCCGGAGCAGTAGATAATAACTTGGGGGTGACCCTCACCGATGACCAGTTGCTCGCCTCTCTTAGACTCACAGAAACCGACAGTGCATGAACTCTTATCCAATACTGCCCGACATCGGTGTAGAGATTCGTTTCAATTCTTTTGTAGGTACATTACCCGGGAGTTCTGGAAACCGTATAATCATCTGGATTATTTGAGTGACGTTCTTGACAAGGTTGCCCGTAAAGAAATCCGAAGACTCATCATCAACATGCCTCCGCAACACGGAAAGAGTTACACAACATCAGAACTGTTTCCGGTATGGTACCTTGGAAATAATCCCGATCACCGCGTTATTCTTGCTTCCTATGGTGCTGACCTGGCTAAGGGATTTTCTGAAAATGCCCGTGAACATTTCCGGGAATGGGCTCAGGATATCTGGAATCTGAAATTGTCAGATTCAACCGCTGCCAAAGATTCATGGAAGATCGAAAAACACCGCGGGTCTATGATCTCTGCAGGAGTTGGTGGCCCAATTACCGGGAAGGGTGCTAATCTGCTGATTATTGACGACGTTCATAAGAACAGAAAAGAAGCAGAATCAGAGACATATCGGGAAGATGTCAAAAACTGGTATAAGTCAGTCATAAGGACCAGGATGGCACAAGATGGATGCATCATTCTGATCATGACCCGGTGGCATCCCGAGGACCTGGCTGGCCATCTCATCAAGAGTGGAAATGGAAAATGGTATGTTATCAACCTCCCGGCTCTGGCAGAAGATGATGATCCGATAGGAAGATTACCTGGAACTCCCCTTTGTCCTGAACTCCATGACCTTGATGATCTCATGGATATCAAGGAGGATGCCGGCGATTATGATTGGTTAGCGTTATACCAGGGTAGACCTTCGAGTGAGAAAGGGAACCTCTTCAAGCGGGAATACTTCCGGTACTTCGATATCAAAGACGATCTTTTCATCCTTCACAAGCCGAATGGCGATGTCGTCATCCCGGTCAGGTCCTGCACCTGTTTCCAAACATACGACCCAACCGGTTCATCAAAGACGTCAGCTGACTATGGCGTTCTTGGGACCTGGTATCTCACCCCATCAGCTGATCTACTCCTGGTCGATGTCCTGAGTATGCAGAAGACGGTACCGGAGCAGGTAGATGATGTCAAGATGATGTATCCCCGGTTCCACCCGGTAGCGATCGGGGTTGAGAAGAATGGTATTGGTCTGGCAACACTGCAGTATCTCCAGTTGGCTGGCCTTCCTATCTACGATGTGAACGCCGATGCAGACAAGTATTCCAGGGCTGTCCCCATCGCGATGCGATACAAGGCCGGAATGGTGTTTCACCGTGCAGGAGCACCATACCTCGATACCATGGAATCAGAACTCCTTGCATTCCCGAAAGGGAAAAACGATGATCATGTAGACATGACCGCTTACGCAGCCCGGCTCATGGTGCCGATAAAGTCACAACAGACGGCACAGGTGGTGTACGAAGAGGAGTATTCGATCAGCCCGGTGTGATAGACAATAAATAAATTGTATTGAGTTCATTTTAATAGTATGTCAATAGAAAGGCAGTTCATTTTAGCAGAAATGAGTAGAATATCAGCAATAATTGCTAATTTGAACGCTATAAAATCCCATATTTTTTATGAAGACCAAGAATATTCCATGGATTTTGTAACAAAAATAGATGAGGCTATTAATCTTCTAGATCTATCAAAACAAAAATTCGTAAAAATTGTGAGTTATGATCTCGGCATGAATAAAATTCGCCTTGAAGAGATTTCCGGGATTTATGGTTCAATATCTACAATCAATAGTTTAAGTAATATTATTATAAATTACGAAAATACCAATAAATCAAATCATATTTTATCATTATTTGAACTATTAATGGAGTGCACCAAATTAAATTTAAATTTAGATAGATATTGTCCTGGGAAATAAATATTGAGGTATATACAAATTTGATTAATAAAGAGTGTCAATTTTTTTGAGGATTTGCTCTCCGAATTTAATATTCTGGTTTAGATAATCAATAAATAGATTTATCTCAATTTTGATTCTCATTTGATAATCATTTACGTCCCCATGCTTTCTACATTCAATGAATGAATCATAATTCATTTCAATCCCGCAGATTATTTTTGCAAATTGTCTGTTTATTGGAGGCCCAAACGAATAGAAATTTTTTATATCTGGATAAAGCGAAGGATCGAGTTTGAGAATTTCTGGAATTAGATTTCTGTATATAGCCACGTCAAATGGTTTTTTTGATATTAATCTCCATAGGTTCTCTTTTTCAGGCAAATTTTTTAATTTATAGATTATTTCCTCCATCACTTTTATTTGAGAAAACACCTCTAAACGAATTCTTTTAGATGTGTATCGCATTTCTTTTCTTTGAAAGAGCCACTCCTTTATCCATATAATAATAAATGAACTGATAATTCCTAGAAAAAATAAAATCGGATCTTTTAAATTTGAATAAATTACTTGTAACTCTTCATACATATAGATGCATTAGATTTTGTATTATAAATCATCCCGCCCTTCATATCTCTTATTTTTAACATCTGTTGATATCTCATGGATATCAGCGAAGCGACGGCATTAATCCAACAGCAGGCTTTAGCTCTTGACCTTCTCCAGGAACGTCTTTCTACCCTGGAAGGAGCTATCGTCCCGGCCGGCTGGGAACGGTTATCAGGCTCATCCGGTGCTGACTTTGAGCGGTCAAAACTGCAGGATATAGCCGATTGGGCCAAGATCTATTGGTTGAAATCGCCCCTAATCAGACGTGCGGTTGAAATCCAAAACCTCTATGTATGGGCATCCGGGTATTCGGTCACGGCAGAAGCACCTGAGGTAAATGCTCTCATAGACAAGTTCTGGAAAGACCCAAAGAATCTACCGATCTTATCTCACCAGGGATTAGAAACACTTGAACGCGATCTCCGGTTGAATGCAAATATCTTTTTCTCCTTCTTCACGAACGAGACGACAGGCCGGGTAATCATCAGAACCATGTCCTTCAGCGAAGTCGTAGAGATCATCACCGACCCGCAGGATAGACAAGAAAAATGGTTTTATGTCCGGCAGTATGCAGTCAATGATAGAAAAATAAGCAAGTCTCGTCGGGAATTATACCCGGATTGGAGATACCAACCGATCGAAAAACCTGATCAGATCAACGGCCTGCCGGTGAATTGGGACATCCCGATCTTCCATGTCAAAACCAACTCATTATCAGACATGCTCTGGGGGATCTCTGAGGTATACTGCGCCATTGATTGGGCCAAAGGATACAAGGAATTTCTGGAAGACTGGCTTAAGCTCGTAAAAGCATACTCACGATTCGCATGGAACGCCACGGTTAGGGGTGGAGCCTCGGCAGTCGCTGCTGCAGCAACTTCTCTCGAAGCCATGCTCAATCCGGATCCGAATGGGGATCAGGTGACTGCAGGTATCTTCGTCGGGAATCAGAACACCCAGATGCAACCGTACAAGTTCAGTGGAGCAACAACCGCGGTGGACGATGCTCGTCGATACATGCTCATGGTCGGATCTGCGACCGGAACACCTGAGCACCTGTTAGCAGCAGACCCTTCAACGTCAAACCTTGCAACATCGAAGACTCTGGAACGACCTTCAGAACTCCAATACCTCGATAGGCAGAAACTCTGGACGGAGATCCTTGAGTCCATATGCCAGTATGTGATTGATCAGTCTGTCCGGGCTCCCCGGGGAATCCTACGAGGTATCGAGGTTGAGGACGAGTATGGTGAAACCCAGGTTCTCCTTGATGGAGATCTCTCGAGGAAAGTAGCAGTATCCTTCCCGGACGTCGTAGAACATGACCTCAACGAACAGATTACCGCTCTCATCGATGCATCAACGCTGAAAGGTCAATCGTTGGCGGGAACTCTGGATTTGAAGACCATCACCAGGTTATTACTTCGGATCCTCAAAGTTGATGCTGCTGACGATATCCTGAAAGCCCTCTTTCCGACCGATGACCTGATCATGCAGCGGGTAGGAACTCCTGTAGGAGCCGGATCAAACAACCAGGATAATACAACTCCTCCTAATGACAACCAGGTTGAAAGCACAGACCGGGAGATCGCCAACTACCTAAAGAGCATCAAGGAAGCCATGGCAGAAACATGAACCTTATCCCTTTTCTTGAATCGGTTGAAGAATATCGACTTAAAAAGAACCTGAAGAAAGCAGAGAAGCGGATATCCGCAATAGAGGCAGCAACTGCTTACCAGGTCGCCCACATATTTCGTCAACAGGGGGAGATTATCGATCAGTCGCTCACCGAACCTTTTCACCATGATGATCTGGTACATGCTGCAGATAAAGCAGAACTTGAAACATATCCTCACTTCAAAGAGGTCCTGATATCAACCGGCATTCTTGCCGCCAAGGTGGGAGTTCGAGGAGTCTTACAGGACGTATCTGTGAAAGATGGCGAAGTATCATTTACCGGGTTTAAAATCTCCTTTGATGAATTTGACGAGGTAGCAGCGAGACGGCTTCGGGATGTTGCTGGGGCAAAAATAAAAGGGATCAACGATGTTACGAGAAAACAGATCTATGATATTCTCAATGATGGGTTTGAAAAGAAAAAAGCATACAATGAGATTGCTCGAGATATAAAAAACAGGTTTGAAGAGTTCGCTGTTCCAGCTCCTCAGAAACATATACGGAATCGTGCTGAGCTCGTTGCCATCACCGAGACCCGTGATGCATATGAAACCTCGAAACATGAGACATCAAAAACACTCGAAGATCATGGGTGGGAGCTTGAGAAGCACTGGAACAATATGGGTGACGACCGGGTATCAGATGGGTGTCTGATGAATACATCAGCCGGGTGGATTGACAACAATCAGCAGTTTCCATCAGGGCATATGTACTCACCACGATTCCCCGGGTGTCGGTGCAACGTCACCAGGCGAGTGAAGGGAAGGAAGGAGAGATCCGGGTTACCGGCTGACCGGTGGTTGGTTACTCGGGTGGGTGATACGATTACGGTGAAGAGGAATCAGAAAAATCAATGACAATTAAATGATTTTTTAAATTCTTCATGTGTAAGATGATCAGGGCATGGCCAGTCAAGAAGTTCGGTATCTGAAAAAAAATCTCGCATAAAAGATTCACCTTTTCCTTCTTGATATGGGCCTATCATTTGGAGCAAACATTTTTCCGGTCCATTTTTGTCAGATAAGTACCTACTACAAGATTTACAAGGTCTAAATTTTCTTTCTTCTTCAGATGGAATCATACATTCAGGTATACTTCTGCCGTTTTAAACACTTGGTCGGAATCACAAAACTTCCCGCCCTTTATAACTCCTATTTTTCTTATGCTGTTCTATGACAGCACACGGGCCTGAAACCGCGATGATCCAGTGTGAACTGGTGAGTGATGCCATCTCTCTCTCTGAATCGGCATTCAGGCCGGACGGCACCTTTCCCGTACGAATCATCTCTGAAGGATGGGGTTCATCGGGATATTACTCGAAGAAAGTTCTGTCTGAAGCAGCTGGTTTGTACAAAAAAGGTACGAAAATGTACCTGAATCACCCGAAACTGTCAGAACTGAAAGAACGATCAGACCGGGACGTCACTCACATTGCAGCCTATTTCATCAAAGAATCTGCATGGTGGGATGAAGCAGGTCCGTATGGTCCCGGCCTTTACCAGGAAGCAAAAGCTCTTCCGAACTATGCCGACTGGTTGAAGGAAGCAGCACCAGTTCTCGGGGTCTCTCACTACGTTCTTGGGGGAATCAAACGGGGAGAGGCAGGGGGGAAATCCGGATCAATCGTTGAGAGTATCAACCAGGTCCTGTCGGTGGACTTCGTTTCAACTCCTGGACGGGGCGGCTCTATTGGAGCAATGTATGAATCTTGGAGAGGGGAAGAAGCGAAATTCAACGCATCCGACAGCCTGTCCTCCCGGATATCGTCCGTGAGGTCTGCTATTCAGGACAAGTTCAACGATCCTACCGGGCAGGTTTACCCATACGTTCTTGATGTTTTTGACGATTTCGCCGTGATTGAGATCGGTGACCGAAAGGCCGTAGTGCCATATTCTATCGATAAGACGGGCGATGCTCCGAAGATAATTGTCGGAGATGCACAGACCGTCGAACAGGTATATCAAACAAAGGAATCAGCAATGGCAGATCCAGATACTAAATTGGTCCTGACAGAGTCCTGGAATGAGATGAGGGAGCGGCAGACGCTCACAGAGTCAAAGAACCAGGAACTTCTGAAGGAGAATGGAGACCTGAAGAACCAGGTTTCACTGAAGGAAGCGGACATCTCGAAACTCACTGCAGAGGTTGCTCAACTGAAAGAATCTCTTGCAAAAGCAAATGAGAAGAATATCCTCGCAGAAGCTGGATCGTTCGCTGCCGAACTGGTAAACAAGGCAGAGATCCCTGATCTGGCAAAGACCCGGATAAAGGAGTCACTTGTCAGGCAGGCAACCGTCAAGGATGGAGCACTCGATAAGGATGCACTCAAGGCGATCGCTGAGAGTGAGATCGACTATGCAAAGTCGCTGTCAGGCTCAACCGGATCTGTCCGGGGAATGGGATCTGGGGGAACAACGCAGACGTCCACACTTGAAGAGGCAAAACAGAAACTCATCGAGTCTCACATGGCTGCAGGAATGAGCAAAGAGATCGCTGAGCAGATCGTTGGAGGTCTGTAAAAATGACACGATCGTTCAAAGTGGATCAGTCTACCAGTCTTGGATACGTGCAGAATGTCGTATGCACGACTCCCACCACTCCGGCAGTCGGCGATCTCGTAATTGTAGGTGATCTGGTCGGATATGCCATGCAGGATGAATCTGCAGACGGGTATACTGTTGTTGATTTCGGACCCAAGCAGCTGGCCGGACCTGTTGCCGCAGTCGGGGCTAACATCGTTGTCGGCACTCCCCTGTATGCTGCAGTAGATACCGGTGTGGTTGTAGTCAATAACACTGCAACGGGTAAATTCCTCGGGTATGCTCTTGGAGCAATTAACTCAGGATCATCTGCAACGATCAGTTTCCTGAAGGAACCAAGCATCACGGCATCAACTACTCTCGGGACTGGGGCCGTATCGGCATCAGAGATCGCGGATGCAGCTGTCACCAAGTCGAAACTTGCCGGCGGTTTCTCCAAGGTTACTCTGAAAGCTGGTGCTGCAGCCGGAGATATCGCCGTCACCGGGATCGCAGTAGGCGACGAACTGGTATCAGTGATCCGAATCGTAGACGGAGCAGATGCAACCGTTCTGTCAGATATCACGTCAGAGTTCACCATTGCAGCCGGTAAAATCAACAACACAGCGGGAACCAACACGACTGGAAACCAACTCCTGGTGTTCTGGAATGACCTGACCGCCTGAGGAGGATAACAAAAATGACAAATTTCACATCACTCATGGAGTCATATCAGGCTGTCGGACAGAATAAGCATCATCGGATGAATGATCCGGGATACCTGAAGGCTCTCGCAGAGGCTAACAACCTCATCACGAATGTAACCAATGGAAAACTTCCTACCCATATGCTCAAAGAGGCAATGGGAACGTCTGATTTCCCGATTCTTCTCGGGGATAACATGCACAGCAGACTTCTGGGGGCCTATGCAGGGGTGCCATCCACCTATCAGACGTGGTGTGCCATCAACCGGAACGTCCCAGACTTCAGGACTCAGTATCTCAAGTACATGAATACTGGCAACCTGCTTCAGAAGGTGCAGGAAGGTAAGCCTGGAGTTGAGATTCCGGTACCTGCAGAAGGTCAGTACATGTATGCAGTTGAAACCTACGAGGAGAAGATGAACTTCTCCTGGGAGATGCTGCAGAACGACGACCTCAACGCATTCCAGACTCTTCCAAGTACGCTGGCACAGGATGCCCGTGATACCGTGGAGAAATTTGCGACTCAGTTAATTGTTGATGCAGCCGGGCCACACGCGACTTTCTTCCAGGATGTTTCAACACAGAAGAACCTCATCACCAACAAACTGAACGCGGATGGGCTTCGTGCTGGTGTTAAGGCATTCAGGAAGATAAAGAAACCTGATGGTAGTCCGATGAACACGACCCCCGCAATCCTCGCAGTCGCTCCGGCACTCGAAGAGACGGCAAAGGATCTGCTCGGAGCCACTAATCTGACGTTTGCCAACCTTGCAACCGGTAGCAGCAAACAGGTAGGATGGACTATCCAGAACGGGAACCGGTTCCAGGGTCTTCAGCTCGTTGTACTTGAGTGGCTGCCAAACATCGTGACTGCAGAAACACCGGCCGACGAGTCCTGGTTCCTTCTTGGTGACCCGAACCAGGGACGAGGTGCATTTGAAGTCGGGTTCCTTCGCGGTATCGGTGACCAGCCCCTTGTCCTGAAGAAGAAGGACGATGCTGAAGTCATGGGCGGCATCTCTGCACCTATTGGGTCCTTTGATACCCGGTCCTATGAGTACAAAGTGCTTCATGTCTTCGGTGGATGCCAGAAAGACTGGCGTTTTGCGGTAGCTTCGAACGGATCAGGTTCATAATCCAATGACCAACACCTACGACCCGGGAACTGATGCCGGTAAAGTCCGGATGCTCTGTCTTGACAAAGGCCCGGTATGGATCTACTCTGATGAGGAGATCTCCGCCTACCTTTCTCTTGAGGCAGACATTCGTCTTGCTGCTGCATTGGCTCTCGAAGACATAGCAAACAACCAGGCTCTTCTCAACAAAGTTAAGAAGGTTGGGACTATTGAACTGACATCTGGGGTTGATATTGCGAAGGTTCTGATGACAAGGGCCGAAAGTCTTCGGTCGTCGGTGGAAAATGGATCTGCATTCACGGTGATCTGAAATGGTCTCTCCCCTTTCTTCAATTACCGGAGACTTTGTGAAGACCTGCACTATTCAGGCATACACAGAGACTCAGGACGGATCCGGTGAAGTGTCTCAAATCTGGTCTGACTTGCCCAACCATGTCGGGTTGAAATGTGTCGTTGATAGGGGGAGTGGAAACGTAAAAGGAGAACAGATCAGGGATAATACGACCTTGACATACAATCTGCTCGAAGTTACTTTATTCGATTCCTACCCTGCTATCACAACATTACACCAGGCTGTGATTGACGGCGTTACCTACAACATTGTTGATGTATACCGGGACTCTCTCGGATATTCAACCGTTCTGCAGGTGATGTCGGTATGCTGAAAGTTAAGATAGAAGGCATGGATCGGCTTGAGGAGGGTCTTCGGAGTCTTGGATCTTCGGTTGGTGATTGTCTCGAGGAGGCCGTTCTATCAGGCGGCCTGATGATTCAGGACCAAGGTGAAAAAAATGCACCCTATAAATCGGGAACCTTGAAGAGTTCTATCATTACCATGATCACCTCGAAGGGAAGAACCCGCGTTGAGGGGGTAGTGGGTCCAACAGGCGTTCCTTACGCGAAAATTCAGGAGTATGGTGGACTCACAGGAAGAGGACACAGAACCCGAATTCAGGGTAAGTTCTACATGACCCGGGCTGTGCAGATGAGAAAACGGGAGGCAGAAGAGGAGATGGTCAGGGTAATTTCAGAGGGTTTCAACCGATGATTGAGAATTCTCTCAGGTCAATCCTTATCGGATATAAACCTCTATCTGCGAAAGTTGGAGCCCGCGTCTACCCGGTTGATTTTCCCCAGAAATGCACAAAGCCGGCCATAATGTATCAGAAGATCGGCGATCCGAATGAAGGATCTCACAAGGATCTCCTTATTCAGTATGCTGTTCATGCAACGAAGTACGCTGAAGCAGAGGGGATCATCTCTCTTGTGTGGAAAGCCTTTGAAACTTTTGATTCCGGGGTAAAAGAGGGGTACATGATTCACACTATTGAACAGACAGGTCAGATCATGCAGAGTGTAGATTCAGAAGCATCGCTTTACGAACGTTCAGAAATATTCCGGGTGTTATACTCGGAGGTATGAGAAATGAGCACAGCATCACATTACTATAACGCAGCTGATAAGGCTGCCACTATGATCGGTTCTGGGATCCTACTTGCCGGGATTACCAAAACCGCTCTTCGGAATGTAGGACCGTTCTGGGATCTGAAGCGGTCACGGAAACTGACGACCTTTGATCTCGAAGCAGATACCGGAGCATTTGACGAGGATATCGTTGATGAGGAGAACCACGAATTTGGGTTCAGCATCCTCGCCGGGCATTTTGATATCATCGCAATGATCGCCGGGGGTCTTGACAAGATCACGTATACTCTGGCCGATACTGCTACCACGGTCACTGATGAGCGTGTCACACTTGAAGGTACCGGGTGGAGCCGTCTGGCTAACCGGATGGGAGATAGAACTACAGTTACTATCACCACAGTTGAAAGTCTTGACGGGACTCCTGAGACGTTCGTTCTCGACACTGATTACGAGAAGCAAGTTGACCCTGCAGGGTATACCAGGATCCGGAGAAAGGGTGCCACCATTACCGATGGTGAAACGGTTCTTGTGACGTATTCGTATAAGGCGTGTAAGCACATTAAACTCTCATCCGGAGGGATGGATATCATCCAGCCACGGTACTACAAGTTCCTGCATGTGGACACCTACG